ACAGTAGAAATATTTATAGCTAGTTAATATGAAAGTACAAAGAAAATACCCTCAAAAGATGCTTATGGGCGGAATGGCATTATCGAAAGACTTCTTCGCAAATCTCATTGCAAGACAAAATGCTAATAAACAAGCCAATCAGCCTGCACCTATGGCTAAACCTATGAATAATTTACAGTTTAGCCCATATGACTCTACTTCTGATATGGTTACCAACCCTATGAATAGTATGGCTGTGGGTTTTAATAAGGTTAACAATCCAATGGTTGGTGCTTTGAATCCTAGTGTTTCTATAGGCCAAAGTATTATTAATAAAAGACAAGCAGCAAGATCTGGAGCTAATCCAGTGCCAGTAGCTGCAGGAGGAGGAGCGTATAAAGTAAACAAGTATATGAAAGGAGGGCTTTCTAAAGCTCAGTCTAAACATATGGACCGTAATAATGATGGTTCCATTACTGGTGCCGACTTTAAGTTAATGGAGCATGGAGGCGTTCATGGAGATCCCCCAAACATTTTACAAAAGCTAGTTGAAATGCTAAAAGGTGGTAAACCTTTTAGAAAAGAAATGCAAGGTTTAGAAAATGAAGCATTCATGGATCAAGAGGCGATAAAACAACAAAAATATGACGAAAGATTTGGTGAGGGAGGAACTAGAGAGGAGAGGTTAAGAAATAAAGCTTTACAGAGGTCTATAAAAGATCACTATGGAGTAAGTAGTGATGCTACACAAACTATTAGCTCTAAACAAATAATGAATAACCCTGAAGAGTATTCTGAGTTATTAGATGGTATACCAGACGAAGTGTATCAAAAGCATTTTGGTAAACTTTGGGATAGAAGCGAATTCTTTAGAAAGCTATTCTTTAAGTCTCCTGAAGAATCTGAACAAGGTTTATCTCAAGAAGCTATTGAGGCAATGGGTAGGGGAATGGCGAAAGGTTCTTCTATGTTAGGTGGTAGATAATGTATAGGCCTATTAAAAGGTACGATCATGGTGGGATGCATGAAGACCCAAAAATGCTAACAGCATTAGATGTTATTGAGTATACAGGTGAGAAGGGTGAAAGAAAGTATGATGTTAATACTTTATTAGATATGTTAAGGTTTTCAGATGTACCAGAGCAAAAAACTGGTCAAGCGTTTATGGATGATATATTTTCTGTATCATCTCCAGAAGAAAGAGAAACATCACAACCAAATTTCAGAGCATTTAAAACCAAAGACGGTAAAATACGTGTAACATCTCTTGATCCTGAATCGAGTCAGTACAATCCAGCAACTACAGTTCGAGGAATGACTGATGATCAGCTTTCGGAGCTTGCAGGTAGGCCATTAAGTAATACAGAAACTAGAGAGTTTAGAAATTTATTGATGTCAGATCCATCTTTCTTAGATTATTTTATAAATATTGAAGAAAAAACCCCAAAAAAAGGAGAGTTTAGAAAAGTAAATATTGCTAAAAACGTAGGAGGGAAAGGAGTTCCTGGAGGAGGTAAAGGAGATGTTGCTGGAAGTAGAGGTTTATCAAAGGATAAGGGAGATGCAGGTATTGTAAACTTTATGCAAGACTTCTGTGAAAGAAACTCAAGACACCCTAGCTGCAGGTAATTGAATAAACATTACTTTAACCCCATAAAGAAAAGAAAAGACCCAGCGATAGAAGCTGAAAAAATCAGATTAAATAAATTAAAAAATGAAACTCGAAGTAATAAGATTCAACAAAGGAGAGGATTCAACTAACGGGATACTATTTGATATAACAGATGAAAGAAAATTTTTATGCTATACTCTCGAAGATGAGAGCCGTGAAACAAAAGTTTACGGAGAAACTTGTATACCTGAAGGAGAGTATCAAATCAAATTTAGAAATGAAGGTGGATACCACGCCAAGTACCGTAAAAGATTTGCTGATATACATATGGGAATGCTTGAAGTCTGTGATGTCCCTAATTTTAAATATATTCTTCTTCATTGTGGTAATACTGATGAGGACACTGCGGGATGTCTACTATTGGGTGATACGCAAGAAAACAACAATATCAAGAAAAACGGTTTCATCGGAAGGTCGACGCAAGCGTACACAAGAGTCTACCCGAAAATCGCCAAAGCAGTCAAAGAAAAGGAAGAAGTAACTATTGTTTATAGGGACTTTTCTGAGTGCTTACTATTAACCCCTCTAGATGTAGCCACATTTGTAGGGGCTTCACAACCACATTAATTATGTATACATACAATATAGAGGTTCTTAGAGTTATTGACGGAGACACCATAGATGCTAGCATAGATCTAGGGTTTGATGTAAAGATAAAAAAACGCATTAGGTTTATGGGGATCAATACCCCAGAGTCCAGAACAAGAGATCTTGAGGAAAAAAAACGAGGCCTAGCGGCCAAACAAAGGGTAGCTGAGTTGTTAGACACAGCGACAGAAGTACAAGTCATATCTCATGGCGTAGGAAAGTTTGGTAGATGCTTAGGAGAGATAGATTTTGCTTGTCCAGATTCTTTAACAATGAAGAACCTAAACAAACAACTTATAGAAGAGGGTCACGCTGTTGAGTATCACGGAGGCAAAAGGTAACTAACCGCCTAATTCTTTATACACTCTTTGAACTAGAAGTCTAGCTTTTTGAGTTAGGGCATACCTTACTCTATAGTTCATTTTGGTTTCTTCACGGAATAAGTGATCCTCAAAAGTTTGTGATGGTGTAAGCTTGTCGAAATGTTTATATAGATATCCTTTATTAACTAAAGGGTATATAAACCTATTAGCTGTATTGTTTTCGTTCATCCCTATACTTTTTGCTGCATACTTAATAGTAAAGAACTGTAGATCATAACCCCATAACAAAAACTCTACCATAGAGAATGATATATCATACTCTTTATTTATTTTTCTTTTTACCGTCTTTATGTTCTTGAGATAGTTCCTAAGAATATATTTCTTATCTTGCAGGGAGAAGTCTCTAAACAAAGTTTTTTTAGATATTTTACTTTTAGGCATACAACAAATTTATGAAAAGAGAAGAGTTTTTACTACGGATTCAAAGAATATGTTTTGATATAGAAAGCTTAACTAAGGAATATGGCAGCGACAGAGTTATTTCTTTAGTTGTTTTAGGTTGCGTAGAAGACAATGATGAAGAAGGTTTACCTAGAATGAGTGCTCTATACAACTACAATATAGAGGATAGAGATGAATTAATAAGTGTAATTGATTTTATAGATGCTACTTGGCACGATGAAGAGAGTCCTGATGAAACAAATGGATATAAGGATATAGACGATCTTTTAGATGGCACGGGCATTGAACTGGAAGATTAAATAAAATGGAAGGAGTTATTAGGAAAATTATTATTGGGAGAGATCCCAAAGATGCTATGGCATATTATATAGGTATGAGAGTGGGACCGTCAAAAGTTAGCACTATAGTGCAAGATGAGGGTTATCTGCATAGATATGGCAAAAACAGATATTTAGTGTATTTACAAGATGAAGAAAGCATTCAAACTTTATGGAAAGCTGTAGATGATATACCTTGTATGCTTGAATTTGATTTAGATTTTTAATTATGGTTAGAACAGAATTGTATACTTCTGGAGGAGAATTTGCATTACCAGATGGTAGCACGTATATTGGGGCTTATCACATTCATGATATTCAAGGTCCTATGACTGGAGCGTACCATAAACAAACACCCCACGACAGCTTAACACCTTTAAACAGAAGGACTGAAGTATTTGTACGAACTATAATACAGCAATTGCGGGCTAATACCGCCCCTTCTTCAATGCCTAGTTCTGGAGGTGGCGGAGGGTATTAAAATTAAATTAAATGAAAACTTTTTGGACTTTCGTTGTTGATTTAGAAAAAAGAATCAATGACACAATAACTACTAAGAGTGGTTTAGAGCTTTATATTGACACAAGACACGAGGGTAGCGAGTTTGAACATAGAGTTACAGAAGGCTCAGTTGTTTGTTCCCCTATTAAGTACGATACTGGTGTTAAAACTGGAGATACCCTTTATTTTCATCACCTTGTTGTCCTAGACGGTGGTCAGGCATTTACAGGAGAAGATAATCATTATTCAGTTATATACAATCCTGATCACGCTGTTAACAATCAAGCTATAGCTTATAAAAGTCAAGAAGACGGTAAGATAAGGTGTCTTGCTGGATGGTGCTTACTAGAGGCGGTAGAGGAGGAAGATAAAGTTAAATCTGATTTAATAGAGTTAGTTTCTTTAAAAGAAAAGCTACCTACAAGAGGGAGAATAGCTTATTTATGTGAAGAAGCAGATTACATGGATTTAGAGCCTGGAGATGTGGTGGGCTTCAAAGAAAATAGAGATTATAGAATTAAAATAGACGGCAAAGAGTATTATCGTACTCGTGCTGAAGACTTAATGTATAAATTAAATTAAATGTTTGATAAATCAGAATTGTGGGTACAACTAGAAGATCATGAATGCTTATTGGCTGATGGATTTGATGATGCTGTTATAGGAGTGACATTTGGTGTAGAACCAAAAGCTGTATACAGTGTAAGTAAATGTTTGGATATACTTGTAGAAGAAGGCATGGAAATGGAAGATGCTGTAGAGCACTTTGAGTACAATGTCGCTGGAAGTTATGTAGGAGAGAAAACTCCTGTATGGGTGTACGACTTTGATATAAATGAGTAAGTTTACTACCATATCGGCCTCACAGAGATTAATGAGAAGTATGGAGGTAGCTATAGACAACATGATAGAGGAAATAAAGAAGCCTGTTGATCCTGAAATAAACGGATCCGCTAGAAAAGCAGAGCTTCAATCTATCAAGCAAACTGCTACAGACTGCAAGGAGCTTATTATAGAAAGGCAACGTTTAGAGCAAATGGTTAAGGACCTTAAAGACAACGGGGAGATTGACCAATCTAAAGATTATACTGGCGGATTCGCTGAAAGGTTTTCTAAGTAATGGCATATAAAGACGCTAAGGATCAGGCTGCAGCAGCAAAGCGTCACTACGAGGCTAACAAACAAAAAGTTAAGGATCGTAGTAAAAAAAGAAATAGAGAGCAAAGAAAGAAAAACAAAGAGTATATAGCTTTTGTTAAAAGCATGTTATCGTGTGTAGACTGCGGGGAAAACAATCCAGTTCTTTTAGACTTTGATCATGTAAGAGGTGAGAAGAGATCTAATGTCTCAGATATGGGGAATCAATCTTACTCCATACAAACAATACAGAAGGAGATAGATAAGTGCGAGCCAAGATGTGCAAATTGCCACAGGGCTGTAACACACGAAAGGAGAAATATTCGTAACTTGCAACAGGAATGAGAGTTGTAAAAAAACGAAACTATAAAAAGGAATATAAAAAGTTCCAATCTTCAGATAAAGAGAAGAAGAATCGTGCTGCTCGAAATAAACGCAGGAGAAAAGCAGAAAAAAACGGTAGCGTAAAAAAGGGTGATGGTAAAGATATCCATCATAAAGGAAAAAAAATAAAAATAGAACCTAAGTCTAAAAACAGAGGCAGAAAAGAAAAGTCTAGACTAAAAGGTTCTAAGCGTAGATAAATTAAATGAACGTCTTATTAGATGTAAAGGATTATGAAGAACCTGCTGTTAAGATTTGTCCCAACGGTACGGAAGGTGAGCTTATCGAACTCGGTGGGCTACTCATTTGCCTTCCAAAAAGGCCGAAGAAGAAAGACATTAGCGGATATAAAGAATCAAACTCTATGCAGGTGTGGAGAAGGATACCTATGCCGAAGGAATTGTCTCGTATTAAATCTATGGATGAGTGGTCGGAAATGCCAAGGGAGTTCAGAGAGAAGTTTCGCCCATATATCGAGGAGGAGTTTAGGCGTAGGCGTGAGGGTTTTTGGTTTTATAACAACGGTACAGCTACATATATTACGGGGCGGCATTACATGATGTTGCAGTGGACCAAGCTAGATATTGGCTACCCATACTTTCTTAACTTTCAACGTGAAATCTTTCTACACATGGCTGCATGCGAAACTGATCCACGTTGCATTGGTCAGCTTTATACTAAGTGCCGTCGTTCTGGGTATACTAATATATGCTCTGCTGTACTTGTTGACGAAGCAACCCAAGTTAAAGACAAACTTATGGGTATACAATCGAAAACTGGTAAGGATGCTCAGGAGAATATTTTTATGAAGAAGGTAGTTTATATGTTTAGAAACTATCCATTCTTCTTTAAGCCTATACAAGACGGTACTACCAATCCACGTATGGAGCTAGCTTTTAGAGAGCCGTCAAAACGTATAACAAAAAACAATAAGACCTCTCAAACTGGAGAGGCTCTTAATACAGTTATAAACTGGAAAAACACAACTAATAACGCATACGACGGTGAAAAACTACACTTGTTGTATTTAGATGAAGCAGGAAAATGGGAAAGACCTACAGACATAAGAGACGCATGGAGGATTCAGAGGACTTGTTTGATCGTCGGAAGAAAAATCGTCGGAAAAGCACTAGTCGGAAGCACAGTAAATCCAATGGACAAGGGAGGCAGTCAATACAAAAATCTATGGGAGGATTCGAATCCTTTGGAGAGGAACGCAAATGGGAGGACTAGAACTGGTCTCTACAGATTGTTTATACCAGCATATGAGTCTTTAGAAGGGTTCTTTGATAAGTACGGACAGCCTGTTATTGAAGATCCTATTAAAGTTATTGAAGGTATTGATTCTGATCCAATTCATAATGGAGCTAAAACATTCTTAAAAAATGAAAGAGAAACCCTAAAGGATGATGCATCCGAACTTAACGAAGTTATACGTCAATTCCCTTTTACAGAAGACGAAGCTTTCAGAGATAGTATAGAAGGTAGTTTGTTTAATGTTGGGCAGATATATGAGCAGGTAGAACACAATGATGAGTTGTTTCCAAATCCTATCGTTAGAGGTAATTTTATATGGAAAGAAGGTAAAAAAGATACAGAGGTGATATTTAGTCCAGATCCTAATGGTAGGTTTAAAGTTGCTTGGATGCCACCAGCTGAACTAAGGAATAAAAAGAAAATTGAAAGCGGTAAAAAAATCGCTCCAAATGCAGACAGAGGTTGCGGAGGTGTTGACTCTTATGACCTAGACGCTACTGTTGACGGCAGAGGCTCTAAGGGTGCTTTACATATATACAATAAGTTTCATATGGATCAACCATCAAATATGTTT